TGGCAAATCGAGTTTCTGAAGGCCATCAGCGCAGGGAACCGTCGTATCTCTGTGCGCTCAGGCCACGGTGTAGGTAAGTCTACGGCCGCAAGCTGGGCCATGCTGCATTACTTCCTGACGCGATACCCGGTGAAGGTCGTTGTGACTGCGCCGACATCAGCCCAGTTGTTCGATGCGATGTTCGCGGAACTGAAGCGATGGGTGAATGAACTGCCAGATGTGCTGAAGGTTCTGATCGAAGTGAAGGCCGACCGTATTGAGTTGAAGGCCGCAGCTAGTGAAGCCTTTATCTCTGCCAGAACGAGCCGTGCAGAAACGCCGGAAGCGTTGCAGGGTATCCACGCCGACAACGTGCTGCTCGTCGCCGACGAAGCGTCCGGTATCCCGGAGAGTGTCTATGAAGCTGCGTCCGGTTCTATGTCGGGCCACAATGCGACGACGCTTCTTCTTGGAAACCCTACGCGAAACAGCGGCTTGTTCTATGATACGCACAACCGACTAAAGGGCGAATGGAAAACCTTCCATGTCAGTTGTCTCGACAGCCCGCGTGTATCCGATGCGTTCGTTAAGGAAATGCAGCTACGGTACGGTGAAGACAGCCCGGCGTACCATGTGCGTGTTCTCGGTAACTTCCCGCCTCGTGAAGAAGATACGGTCATTCCTGTCGAGTTGATTGACGGGGCCATGAACCGTGAGATCAAGATCGCCAAGCAGACGCGAAGTGTGTGGGGCCTAGACGTGGCGCGTATGGGTTCGGATGCGAGTGCCCTCGCTAAGCGGCGTGGCCCAGTTGTTGAAGAGATACAGACTTGGAAAGGTCTGGACTTGATGCAGCTAACCGGCGCAGTCGTGGCCGAGTATGAGGCTCTTGTACCTTCCGAGCAACCAGTAGAGATATTGGTGGATAGCATCGGGTTGGGTGCAGGTGTGCTTGACCGTTTGCGCGAACTGGGTCTGCCAGCGCGTGGGATCAACGTGGCAGAAAGCCCTGCGATGAAAGGGACTTACGCCAACCTGCGCGCCGAATTGTGGTTTAAGTGCAAGGGGTGGCTGGCGAACCGTGACGTGAAGATACCGAAGGACGAGCAGTTGTTCGCCGAGTTGGCGTCACCGCGTTACACCTTTACGTCGTCGGGCAAGATGCAGGTCGAGAGTAAGGAGAGCATGAAGAAGCGCGGACTTCCGTCGCCGGATAAGGCGGACGCGCTGTGTCTGTGTCTGGCCACCGATGTGTCAACGATCATGCACGGATATTCGATGGCCAACAAGACAGGCGCGTTGCGCAGGAATATAAAGGGCATTGTTTGACATAAACAAACGATGTGATATATTTGTTTTGCCCGGCAGGTTTCTCCTCTCCCTCTCCCTGCCGGGTATATGGGTGCCTCTGGGTGTGCGCGGCTAGGCCGGTAATAGCGATAAGACGATGTTGCTCGATTGTCTTGAAACGCCGCCACCCCGCTTTTTTGCTTTTCTGCGAACTTTAGGTTATACCTCGCCAAAGGGAGCGTTTTCGTGGAAACAAAGACTTGTTCGAAATGTGGCGAAGAAAAGCCTATCGACAATTTCTATCCCTACCGCTCCGCCTGCAAGATATGCCTACGCGAAGCGCAGCGCCGTCAGAGAGCCGCCCGCCCAAATTACCACCGCGCCAGTAATCTCAAACAGCGATATGGTATGAGCCTTGATGAGTATCAATCACTCCTCGCCAATCAGAATTTTGCTTGCCCAATTTGTGAGGTAGAAATATCCGAGACATTAGGGTATAAGGAAAAACGACCAGTTGTCGTTGACCATAACCATGATACAGGTGAGGTACGTGGCATACTTTGTTCAATGTGCAATATGATGCTAGGCCATGCGAGAGAGAGTACGTCTATTCTTTTCAAGGCCATCGTGTATTTGAGTGAGCGTGGCGCGTATGCGCCGAAAGGTAAATGATATGAAGAAACCAACTAAGGCCGACAAAAAAGTGGCCAAGGTCATGGGTGAATTTAAGCGTGGCACTTTGCACGCTGGCGTAAATCCTAAAGGCCCGGCAAAGGCTCCCTTGGCTAAATCGCGCAAACAGGCTATAGCGATTGCTCTGTCTGAAGCGGGCAAGTCCAAAAAGAAGTAAGGCTAAAATATGGCATATCGCAATAACCGTAAGCCGAGTAAGACCGACATGGCTAAGAACCAAGGTATGTATCAGGATACTGGGGTTCCCAACGCCAACTCGGAAAACGATGACAGCGAAGATATGTCCAAAGAAACCGAGGTTGAACTTCCCGACGGGACAGAGATTTCCATCGAAGAACCAGAGATGGAAGACGAGCAGGTAGAGGAGCCTATATCTGAAGAAGAACTTCAGAATATAATCATCGCCGAGATCGACGACGCGCAAAACTATATCGACGACAACATCAGCCCGGAGCGTGCGCTTGCGGGCCAGTACTATAAGGGCGAACCCTTCGGTAACGAAGAGGAAGGCCGGTCGCAGGCGATGTCTATGGACGTGCGCGACACCGTGCAGGCCATGATGCCGTCGATCATGAAGGTGTTTTTCGCGGCGAACAACGTCGTCGAGTTTGCACCGAACGGCCCTGAAGATATTGAGAGCGCGCAGCAAGCGACGGATTACGTCAACTACTGCCTGACACGCGACAACAACCTATTCAACGAATGCTATTCCACATTCAAGGACGCCCTGATCCGTAAGAACGGTATCATGAAAGTTTGGTGGAATACCGAAAAAGATGTCACGACCCATTACTTCACGGGTCTGGACGAAGCTACATTCTCCGTCCTTCAGGCCGATGCCAATATCGAAGTTAAGGACGTAGAGATTACCTACGGCGAGATGATGGTCGAAACGCCAATGGGCATGATGGGCCAAACCCAGCCAGCGACCTACGACTGTACAGTAGTCCGTACAGTTGAGAAGGGCCGTCTGTGCGTCCAGTCCGTCCCGCCTGAAGAGTTTTTGATCGACCGCCGTGCGCGTTCTATCGAAACCGCCGAATTTGTAGCCCACCGTCGTTACGTTACCGTATCCGATCTTGTGAAGATGGGCTACGATTTCGATGAGGTTCAAGACCTTGGCTTTGAGACGCTCGACGATTTTGAAGGCAACCCAGAAACCTTCGACCGTAACCCGCAAGCGTTCGTTCAAATCACAGGCCGCACAGATACGACATCGCGCAAAGTCCTCTACATCGAGGGCTATGTGTATGTTGACATGGACGGCGACGGAATCGCGGAACTCTGCCGCGTCTGCGTTGCTGGCACGGCCAATAAGATTCTGCATTGGGAACCATGCGACTTTATTCCGTTCGTAGACTTCTGCCCCGATCCAGAGCCACACACATTCTTCGGCATGTCGATTGCCGACGTGACGATGGACATTCAGCTTATCAAGTCGAACATCCTGCGCAACACGCTGGATAGCTTGGCTCAGTCGATCCACCCACGCACGGGTGTTGTCGAAGGCCAAGTCAATATCGAAGACGTGATGAACACCGAAGTCGGTGGCATTATCCGTATGCGCGCACCGGGTATGGTGCAGCCGTTCGTGATGCCGTTCGTCGGGCAGCAAGCCTTCCCGATGTTGCAGTACATGGACGAACTGCGCGAGAACCGTACCGGTATCTCCAAGGCCGCGTCTGGCCTAGATGCCAATGCGCTTCAGTCTTCGACCCGCGCTGCGGTCGCAGCCACGATTACTGCTGCGGCGCAGCATATCGAACTGATCTGCCGCATCTTCGCCGAGACGGGCATGAAGAGCCTGTTCCGCAAGTCGATGCAGCTTATCGCCAAGAACCAAGATGCACCGCGCATGGTGCGTTTGCGCAACACGTTCGTTCCGATTGACCCGCGTGTGTGGGACACGAGCATGGATGTCGTGGTCAACGTCGCCCTCGGCACTGGCAGCAACGAAGAGAAGATGGCGTTCTTAGGCCAAGTCGCCGCCAAGCAAGAGATGCTCATGCAGATGGGCGCTCCATTGGCTGACATGCAGGGCTACTACAATACGTTGGCGCAGATGATGGCGCTGGCGGGATACAAAGACCCGACTGTATTCTTCAAAGACCCGGCGATGATGCCGCCTCCTCCACCGCCTGCACCACCACAGCCGACACCGGAAGAGATGCTGTCGCAGGTTCAGATGGAAGCGATCCGCGCTGACATCCAGAAGAAGGCAGCCGAACTTGAGTTGCAGCGCGAAGAGATGCTGCGCAAGGACGACCGTGAGCGTGACAAACTCGACGCCGACATGATGATTAAGGCAGCCGAGATTGAAGCCAAGTACGGCGCGCAGGTCAACACGGCCAACATCGAAGCGTTGATGCAGCGTGACCGTGAACTCCTACGCCAGCAAGGCGAAATGGATCGGGCGTCTGTGCAGGCTCAGCAGGCCGCTCAGAACGCACAGATGGCTCAAGCAGTACAGCAAGCGCAGATGCCAACTGAAATGCCGATGCAACCTGAAATGCCACCGGAAGGTATGATGTAATGTTTGAAGACTATTACTTTGACAATCCAGAGCTACAGGGACTTTTGGCTGCGGCGGCGGGACCTATCGTGGACACGCCCCGCCGAGCAGCAGTTATGCCGATGACGACAGAGGCTGTTGCTCCGGATTATCTGAGTAGCTTGGCGGGCTTAGACTTGAGCGGTCTAGGCGGGCTTAACTTCTCCGGCGTTGGCGGCGGACGGATGGGCAGCGTAATTCAAGACCCAAACGTACAGTACGTTACCGCGCCGGTATCTAACAAAGGTAACCCCACGGCAAAAATGAGCGGCAATGTCTTTGCGGTAGCGACCGACCAGCCGGTGCGCCTTGTTGATCTCCGCACCAAAAAGGTTGTGTTCGAGGGCACGGGCGTTGAAGCAGCGCGCAAGGCGACCGAATTAGGTCAGAACCTGACCGATACTCTTGGCCGCAAGGCGAATTACGACATTCAAACCGCAGACCCGTCTGGCGCGTTCAAGACCGTAGCTAACGAGAAGGCTAACAAAAGCGTCCTCGGCCAGATCGCCGACGTTGCGTTGCCGGTTGCCGCGAGCTTTATTCCCGGTGTTGGCCCGGTTCTTGGCGCGGCTTTGGGTTCTGCGGCATCAAGCGTTGCTCAAGGGCGTAGTCTAGAAAACACATTGCTCCGCGCCGGATTGGCTGCGGGTGGTTCCGCTCTTGGCGGCCAACTGTTTGGCCCTGCTACTCCCGGAGGGTCCGCTCCAATGAG